TGTATATTATCTTATTCAATTTTTATGTAAGGCTTAGTACCCTCTTGTTAGTTGGGCATTAAACCCCCCTTCTAGCTTTTGCGCACCCCTTTCATGATTATTCAATGACAGAATATATTAATTTATTAGTGCAAAGCATCAAACATCATTCAAGTGATGTTATTTTGTTTCATTAAAATTCTTGAACCCCTTTTATATGTCGTTTTCTACAGTCCAGTTGGACTGCTATATATTAACTCCTTATATCTGGAGTTTTCGTCTCTACTATTTCACTTTATGTGACTTAGCTATATTTTAAAAAAACATTAAAAAAAACAAATAAAAATTATAATTTGTTTATCAGTGACTTTCATTTTTCATATTTTCATTCACTGAGAATACAGTATATTTTCCCTATATTTTTCTTTTTTAATAAACTAACTTAAACCCGAAGGCCGATTTGGCCTGAATTCCTCTCAGACGTAAAGTTCTCGTCTCACGATAGGTTAATTAGTATGTGTAAGATCATTACTTACATGTTTATTATAGAAGAATTATATATAGAATATATTTATCACACTTAGTAAAAGTCTCAAGTGTCATCTGTTATGATGTTAAAAATAACTATCCCTGCTTGGGTGAAACAAAACAGTTTTTAAAGCTCAGAGTACAATGAATTCAATTAACGATATTTACTGCGAAGCACAAGGTAACGCCTGTGCACCTCAACACTATACTATTGACAACAATTATATGAAATTCCGTGAAGTCTATATGACTCATGGTATATTATGTGATATGTTGCAAGAAATTGATGAAGATGATTTGCTTTTGTGCATCACTTTCCTCACTAATGAGAGAACCCCTCTTTGGGTTATCCGACTTCTTTTAGAAGCTCGTGAAACAAACTCTAAGAGTTCTAATGTAAAAACGCCCCCTTTTGTTGATGATTTCTGTAATGATATTATTGAAATTATTTCAAAACCTACGATTACATGGGTTCCTCAATGTGCCGAAACTTCTTCTTTAGACTATGGTCTATTTGAAGAAAATTCTGAAGATATGTATGGTATATTTTTACCTACATTATCCAAGGAACACGCAAGTCAATGCCAATGTGGCTTTGATATTTGTGATATACACCCTTCCAACCGGACAACAGGTCTCTTTGACCCGGAAGACTATTCTGAGGATGGAACTTATAATCCTAATTTCGATTTCGATTCTGATTTCGAATCTTATGATTATTCACGTAAAGAATATGTTACCAGATTTGAGTATACTCTCAATATATTTGGTGATAAAGTCATCTCACGATCAAAATTTAAGCCTCAAGCCGGTTTTGAAGATGTGTACAATTACTTCCAAAATGTCAGTGAAGCTGATGTATCTGGCGTTAATCTCGCCGTGCATTCTGCATTATCACGAATGGACATGAAGTATGTTCTCAAGTTAATTGAGGATGTACTAACATTTGCGAAGTTATCAAGTGAAAACGTTGAAGGTATGACACGTTTTCAAACAGTGGCTCGTGCTGTAAACATTTTTCTTAGACTCCGATATCCAGAGTCTACGTTCGAGATTTATAAGAATCGTATCATTCCCTATTTCTTAGAAATATGGGGGAGTTACACACCACAATCTGGTGACTTCTTTGAAACATCTCGAGGTTTTCTTAACTCTTACAAAAATATCTGTGGGAGTGAGATTTCAACTAAAATGTACAGATGTGTTATGTTCTTACTTAGTTTCTCTTTATTTGAGAAACTTGGTATCTCCATGGACACTATGGGTTATACAAAATTAGAGCAAGCGGCTCTACAGAAGAAGTATTATAAGAAGAGCGATTTTATTTTCGTTCTTGCTGATACACTTCTTTTTATACTTGAAAGAGGATTTCAAGTATATAAAACCGGTGATATTACCACGATCTTCCACAGTGGTGGTACTTACAAGGAGATTTACGATACGTGTCGTGAATTAAAACGTAAAGAACCATTACTAAATAATCCGGAAGAACATGGATTCACTGAGAGTGAATTCCGAGGTCAACTTGATAATGTCATCGAGAAACTTGAAAGTGTCTCAAAACATTCAATGGGCTTGGATAAGAATGATGTTATTATCATACGCAATACGCTTAATGATATGTTAATCATGCGTGATGATCTTAATACTCATTCTGCAGCTCGCAAGGATCGTAAAGCTCCATTTGGACTTTTAGTTTATGGGGATTCTGGTATTGGTAAAACTACCATTACTAATATTCTCTGTACCTATTTTGCTAAACATGAGCATTTGCCATTGGGTGCTGAATTTAGATACACTAAAAATCCCGCTGCCAAGTTTTGGGATGGTTTTACATCATCCTGTCATACTATTATTCTTGACGATGTAGCAAATGAGAGTCCCGATTTGAAGGACCCTAAATCTCTTGATGAAGTGATTCAAGTGATTAATAATGCTTCATTTTGTCCAGATCAGGCAGCGCTTGACAAGAAAGGTCGAACTCCAATGCGAGCAAAATTAGTTGTTGCTACAACTAATGTTAAAGATTTGAACGCATATCATTTGTTCGCACGCCCTTCAGCTATACAACGTAGATTTCCCTATATCATCACTCCGACCGTGAAAGATGAATATAAGGATGAACGTGGTATGCTTAACTCTGAAAATGTCCCGGACTTGGGTCCTTATCCCGAGTTATGGAATTTCAAAGTTGAGATTGTCAGACCTGTACCGGTCGATGAAGGTAAACGTCTTGCAAAGATGGAAATTGTCCATGAAAAACTTTCTTTAAAAGGATTATTGTGTTGGATGAATGTTACGTTGATTAAGTTCAACAAAGATCAAACTAAAGTTCGCGAAAGCGTTGAAGCTATGAAAGATGTTGAACTTTGTTTAGTTTGTTCTTTACCAGATGTTCTTTGTGATTGCAATGTACAAAGTGGTACTGCTATTTCTAATGTTATGATATTATGCATGTTATACATGATATATCGATGGAGAGATATTGAGAAATTACGTCAGCTTTACAAACTACGTAATAGATATAATCAATGTGCTCAAACATTAAAGTACTACTCTGAAAATCTAGTGATGAATCTATCAGATTCTAATTACTGGATCGACATGGGTAATCGCATGGCTCGTAAACTTAAACATCCTAAGATATTACTCACTTTGGTGGGTACTCTTGGTGGTGTGTATGGACTTTATAAAATGTTCAATAAGTGCGAACCTCAATCCGGTACTGATGTAGGTACTCGACCAGCTGATGAATTGGAAAAGAAAGAGAATGTATGGTACAATAACGATATTGATCTTTGTCCTGCGAACTTTTCTCGTGAAAGTTCATCATCGAAGAGTATGGAATTTACAGATTTCTGTAAAAAGATTTCTAGTAACGTTATACACATTGCCACTGTGATGGAAAGCGGTGGTAAAGTGCGTTTCGGTAAAGCCATTTGTTTGGGTGGTCATATCTATTTGACCAATAACCATAACATTCCGGACATAACGTGTACTTACATGGATATAATTCGAACATCAAAAAATGGTGTTGGTTCTAATATGCGTGTGGTCTTAACTCCATCAGATATACATCGTATTCCCGGAAAAGACTTAGCTTTTCTAATCCTTCGAGAGATACCCCCTGGGAAAAAGATAACTCAGTTTTTCAAGTTGGGAGATACAAATGGTGTTTTTAATGGTGCGTATGTGACACGACAAATGGATGGTAGTGTTAAATATCGTACAGTTAAGAATGTGAAGAAATCGCAGGAGAAGAGACTTAAGTTCAACGGTTTAGATATTGATTCATCTAATTCTCTGTGGGGTGGAATCGTTTCAGATTTCACTGGAGATGGTGATTGTGGATCACCACTTATTATTCAGAGTGCTTATGGATATAGTATTGTTGGACTCCATTTTCTTGCGCGAACTTCAGATGGAAGTAAAGTTTTTGCTGCTGATGTGGATGGTGATTTTATTACCGAAGTCTACAATAATCTGTCTCATTACTCTATATCTAGTGGAGATTTTCATATGATTAATTCTGAGAGTACGAACAGAAAAGTTGGTGATTTACATAAGAAGTCCGTTTTCCGTTATCTCCCTGAAGGTAATGCAAACGTGTATGGTTCATTCATGGACTTTCGTGGAAAGAGTGCCTCAAGAGTGGAAGAAACTCCTATGGCTCCTGTGTTGAAAACTCAGGGATATGAAGTAAAATTCACGAAACCAGAAATGAAATCATGGGTGCCTTGGCACATTGGTGCGGCTGATTTAGTCAAGCCAATACATGAATTGGATACCTCAATACTAAATGAGTGTGTCGAAAGTTATGTATCAAATGTTACAAGTAAGGTGCAGTGCAAGGAGATACGTGAAATAATGATGGTTCTAGATGATTTCACTGCGATTAATGGCGCCAATGTAACTTACATTGACAAAATTAATCGAAATACTAGTGCGGGTAATCCTTGGAAGAAATCGAAGAAATATTTCATAAAGTCGATAATCCCACAACATGGTATGCAAGATCCTGTTGAAGTAGATGATGAAATCATGGATAGAGTAAGTGAAATGATTGAAATCTACAAATCAGGTAAGTGTGTACATCCCAACTTTTGTGCACACTTAAAGGATGAGCCTGTATCCTTTAAAAAAGCAAAAATAGGTAAAACCCGTGTTTTCACGGGTGCTTCGTTCGATTGGTCCATCGTTGTTCGAAAATACCTATTATCCTTCACACGCCTTTTACAGAATAACAGAATGGCGTTTGAAGCAGGTCCAGGGACTATAGCTCAGTCTCTGGAATGGCAAGAAATGTATGATTACGTTGTCAAGCATGGTCTGGACCGTATTGTAGCGGGAGATTATAAAGCTTATGATAAAAGAATGAGTCCGAAAGAAATTTTGGCCGCATTTGACGTGATCATACATATATGTCAACTTTCTGGGAATTACTCAAAAGAAGACATAACAGTAATACGTGGTATTGCTGAGGATACGGCATTTGCCGTGGTGGATTATAACGGTGATTTGGTTCAATTATTTGGATCAAACCCATCGGGAAACCCACTAACCGTAATCTTAAATAGCATTGTTAATTCATTGCGCATGAGATACGGTTACAGACTTTTGAATCCTGCTCAAACTGTCATAGATTTCTCTGATAATGTAAATCTGATGACATATGGGGATGATAATATAATGTCTGTACATCGTGATTGTGATTGGTTTAATCACACCACAATCGCTAACGTGTTCAGCAAGTTGGATATAACCTATACCATGGCGGACAAAGAGGCGGAGAGCATACCATTCATTCATATTGATGATGCCTCGTTCCTGAAAAGGACATGGCGGAAAGATGAAAATCTGGGTTGTATGATGGCTCCACTGGAGCATAACTCTATAGAAAAAATGTTAACTGTTTGGAATCGTTCCAAAGCAGTTACGGAAGAGTACCAAGGTATGGCTGTTATCTCTACAGCTTTGCGTGAGTATTTCTTCTATGGTCATGATATTTTCTCTGAGAAAAGAGAAATGCTGATCAAATTGATCAAAGATTTAGGTTGGGAAGATTGGGTAGAGGAAACTACCTTTCCAACTTATTTGGATTTGTGCGAGCAGTTCAAGAGGAGCTCTCGACATTGTCGTTCTTACGACAATTATTTTTAGGTGTTTATTCATTGTTACCTGTTTAAATGTATAACTATCGTCCTGTTGTATACTAGATAAATAATGTCAAACTCACAAGTGTTGCGCTTGTGTGCGTGAAGATGCATATGTGTATATGTAACGTTCCATCATTGTCGTAGATGGAGCATGTGTGCTGAGGCCTATGATTGTAAGCCTACCTTCGGGTGGTAAAGTCACGTGTCAATTAGCTTTATAATTTCATGTTTAAAATTCAAAAAACTAAAAAACAGACTGAGGAGCTTAACTCTTCAAAAATTAAAGAAGCTTTGGTTTCTTATATGCAAGTTTATAGATCGATTGAGACAGATCTTGAAGAAGGTGTGTACACTCCTTTTGAAGCTCATGTCTTATTTAATCGACTTATCACAGAGATATCTGAGATACTTGCAGGTTCTTGCAGCGTGCCTGACGATAATGAACCAACTTCGGATTTTTTCGACGTAGATTCATTTTTCGTGCAATCTGGTGAAGGGGTCGATATGACCGCTACATGGGAAGAAGGCGCGACACAAGAGCAGAATGTTGGTTTCACTGATATGGAAAATAATGTCATAGCAGACATTCCACATCCTATGGAGTACACCAAAGTCGACAAATCGCAGAATGTTGAACTGGGTGATTTTTTAAAACGCCCAGTTAAGATATACTCGAAGAGTTGGACAATTGGTACTACTATAGATGCGGCCTCTACAACTTTTGATCCATGGCTAAGTTTTTTTAGTCATCCTTCAATTAAGAAAAAGTTGGATAATTATTACATGGTGAGATGTAATTTACATCTTAAATTTGTGATTAATGCTTCTCCTTTTTATTATGGTTGTTGTATAGCGGCCTATCAGCCGTTGACCATTTTTAATCCTGCTCCTGTCGTTCTGTCAGCGTCGAACCGTTTGGAGAATGTGAGTTATTCTCAACGACCTCACATTTATCTTTATCCCCAAGATAGTCAGGGTGGAGAAATGGTGTTACCATTTTTGTATCACAAGAATTGGTTGAACGCCACGAGTTCCGCCCACCTTTCGGCTATGGGTCAAATGACTCTGAACAGTTTTGGTACGCTTAAGAATGCCAATGGTTTAACATCCGATTCACTTAATATTAAAGTGTATGCTTGGGCAGATGGTATTGAAGTTGCAGGACCTACTTCCAAGCTGGCTGTTCAATCCGGTGATGAGTATTGCAGAGGCGTGGTTTCACGACCAGCTTCAGCAATTGCCAGAGCAGCTGGTATGTTGTCAGATGTACCAATTATTGGTGAATTTGCAACTGCTACTAGCTATGCTGCTGGTGCAATAGCGGATATCGCTTCGCTATTTGGGTACACGAATGTACCTGTGATAGAAGACGTTAAACCCTTCTATTCAAAACCGTTTCCAAATCTGTGTGCTACAGATATTGGAACACCAGTG